TAATAGAAAATATACTGCCATTTCCGCCTCCATTTATTTTTTACTCTATCAATCACTGAATTCATATCCAACCACTTGAATACAAACTCATAGATTCCCATTACCATCATGCCCCAGATTACAAGAGCAAACGCAATCTTGAAAAGCTCTACAGGCATCATAAAAAGCTCATACAATGTCATCAATTTCCTCCAAAGTTTCATAGTCGATTGTAGGCAGAACCCAGTTGGCTTGCATCATTCTCAGAATCCATTTTACACTTTCTTTGCTATCTGCATCAACCATTGCAGGATTTTCGCTTAGAAACTCTACTTTTCCGCCTTTGCAGTAATGCACTTCGTGAATACCGTAATACTCACCTTTCTTTACTACTCGATAGTTCCAGTATGTTTCACCGTCTTCAAGACTTTTCAGCGTTTCGGGGAACTCTTCATTTACTCTTTCAAGTGGTTCCGTTATATTGACCATATTAACACTCCTAACAATACAAGTTTCAGTGTAATTACACCACAAAGAAAGCCAACCCAGTAAGCCATATCAATCTTGTCCAAGTAGGTTCCCTTCGTCGTCATAATAAGATTGTGGATGAAGCCTCGCGAATGTGTCATAAAAATCCTTCAGTTGATTGTCGTTCATATAAAGCATAAATTCTTTGAGAATGTACTTGTGCCCATACTGCTCACCGAACTTATCCATTTTATACATAATTTCTTGCCTAGACATACTGCTCCCATTTGTCCGAATAAAGAGCCCAGAAAGCTGCTTCGTATCCTCGGGCTTCAATCTCCCACGGCATAAACCAGTAGCCTTCGACCTCTTCGTCATATATCTCACCCTTCCAGTACTGGCACTTTACTCCCAGTTCAAGGTCTTCGTACTCATACTGTTTTACGTGAGTCATTTCGTGAGCAATAACTTTGACTAACTCTTCTTCTGTAGAGTTTTTCATAAAGTCAGGATGAACTTCGATCTCATACTCCCAATCTGAAATTGGTTTGAGGTATGCATTGTCTTGGTCTCCGACTTCTCTGGTGGGCACAACTTTAACACGAGTGCCATGCAACCCGAAGTAGTCTGATACCAACTCCATCGTAATTCTTGCAATCTCTAACTTTTTTAACATCATAATTTTGCTCCCAATTTCCGTATATTATACGAGCTGAGAGCATCTGTGTCAAAAGATATTTTCACCGGATCAATGAAAAATATCGTAAATTTTATCGGGGGCGGGCCCACAACCCCAAAATTTGTCAAATCTTTTTTGCTTCCTAAAACTTAAAAAAAGTCATAAAAAAAGCCCCGTAGCGGGGCTTTCTCAAATTAACTCAAATTAGCAGGGCAATTGCTTGAGCACTGCAGTGAGCGAGCGTGCGTCAGCTTTCTCCAACCCCGCCAGGGCTTCGGCATTGTCAGCCATGCCTAATGCTTCGGCAATCTGGACAACAATGTCAGCCTTGCGGATGCGTGGGCTTGCTGCTTTGACGACAGGCTTGGGCGTGTAGTCAATGTCAAGGTTCTTGAGCTTGGAGATGACAGAGCGTACTGACAGGCCGTGCAGAGCGGCATAGTCGGAGGCAAGGTCGTAGTTCCAAGAGTCAACAGCTTTGAGTTCGTTTACCATTTTATCAGTGTATGCAGACATAATTTTTCCTTTTTTTGTTTTCGTTTGTTCTCTCAATCAATGCGGATATTATATGGGATGGAGCAAGCCGTGTCAACAATTTTTTAAGAGACCAGGCCATTTAAATTTTTTCGGGTTAGCACTAAATTTCTCTTGACATGCCATCGCTTTTGCACTATAATTGGCGCCGCCTGGCGCTAGGAGACTAATGGTTTGAAATAATTTTGCGATATGTCTAAAAAACTCTTGACATGGCATCGCTTTCGCACTATAATGGGCGCGGCCGCGCCGAAAATCTAATTCACTGACCGCTGTAGGAGACTTTAGGTTCGGAACTGTACTCTGAAAATTTTACACACGCCACATAGAATAGATACTTCACTTTCGCACTGGCGCCCGCGCGCCAAAATTTTCGGAAAAAGCAAGCCCAATCCGAAAATTTTCTGGCAAGCGTGTTTCACGTGAAACATCAATACCCAAATTCAGCCCTTGGTCTGTAGTCGTTTTCTAGGGTTCTCCGGCGCGCGGGCATGATTCGCTCTTTAAGCTTTTTTTGTCTAGTAAAGGCTTCGTTTAAATCGGCGGCCGGCAGTCTTGGAGGGAGTTTTGGCAAAGTGTACCCACCTTTTATTGAGTTGCACCGCCTGCACAGAACCTGCAAATTTTGTCTTTCGTCGCTTCCTCCGGTCATTTGGGTTTTAACGTGATCAAGGCAAAGCTGCTCTCTATATGTGTGCCCCCAATCCTCTATGCCACACCATGCACAGCAATAATTGTATTCTTTTAAAACAGCAGTCCTATGTTTTTGATAGCACATTTTTTTCTCCTTTTGATTAATTTTCTAGCAGGTCGCACAGTCTGGTAGTTAGGTCAAGTATGCCCTGGCGCTTGTCGTTGTAGTCGATCACGTGCCAATCGGAATCAATCACGCGCTCTTTTAATAGAGTCATGCGGTCATAGTACGAGAGCGCGTTTTCGTCATTCTCGGAAAATTTCCAATAGGTGAGCGGTGACGATTTGCGCTTTTCAATTCGGCGGCGTTGTTCGCTTTCGGAAATTGAGAGCCAGAATTTAATGAAACGCAAGCCCTGCTTCGCTTCCCATGCCTTATGCTTCGCTAGAAAATTCTCGTATTGAGTTTCTGAGCACCAGCCATTCATGCGTTGAACCATCGCTCGAGAATACCATGAGCGGTCGTAAAATACGATTTGATTCGCTGCGGGCATTCGCTTTGACCAATACCCGAGCCAGTGTTTCATGGTGCTTTTGCTAGGCTTGCGCGATAGGTGAACGCTATATTTTTGAGGGTTCATATAATGAGTAACCTCGCGAATCGTCGAAGATTTTCCGGCAGTGTCGCGACCTTCGAGCACAACGGCAACGCCGCCATGCCCGCGTGAATCTAAAATGGCGTTGAGCCTTGCTTGTTGTTCCTTGAGCATTTCTTAGCCTCCAAAGATTAGGTAGATAATGCCGCCGATAACAATTAGATCAGCGGTGACGGAATAAACGAGATAAGCTTTAAAAGCGAAAGCCGCGAATTTTTTAGCCATTGTTCACAATTCTCCAAGGTTGCGCGTTTACGATATTATAAGGGATTTTTTTCTTGGTTGCAAAGCAAGCCGCCAGAATATCAACCTCAATCAAAGCATCGCTCAAAGCGGTATGGTCTTCGATGAATCCGAAATCGCCAGAGCAAAATCGGTAAGCGTATTCTGCGCCCGTCTTGATATTGCCAGCGGCAGAGACCCAACCAGCATCACGCGCAAGCTTTTTATAGGTCGCTTGAGAAAGTTTTGTCTCGCAAGCAAATTGCCAGATGTCGAGCTGTTGAAGGCCAGCCGGACAAATCGCGCCAGAAAAGCCGAGCGCCTTGTGCGTGTTTCGCATGACGCGACGATCAAAGCCGAGATTATAAGCCGCAATCGTTGTCACATTGTGTTCAGCAATAGCGCGTTGAATGTTCGCGACAATATCACCCCAAGCGGCAAAGCCGATAGATTGCTCGGAAAGCATTTTGCTATAGTGGGTGAAAAGCTTTGAAGCGTAGAAAGCGCCCATCATCTTCTTAGCATCCGTGAAGATCTCTTCAACGAGCGCATTATAAGTCTCGAGAATCTCGCCATCTTTAGTGTGGACGGCAAAGCCCACATCATACACATCACCAGTTAAATCTGCCGTTTCAGTGTCGAGAGTCAGAATTACTTGTTTCATTAGATCGCTTCCTTTTGAGCTGTTTGATTGAATTGTACCGGATCGATGACGCGAATGCCAGCTTTTTTGAGCGTTTGTTGAACGTCTAAATCATCATCCCACATCACGACCGAGGCGGCCAAATCGCGGAATGAAACGCGACGACGAACAGCAAGCTCTGCCATTTTTGCCAGCTTGTATTCACCAGCTGGTCGAGTGTCGCTTGGATGGCGAGACAAAATCAGCGGAGCCATTAGGCCATGATTAGCGAGCCAGTTTTTATCGGCAGTTCCCATCACGCGCGAGGTAAGTATCACAACGTCGAGACCGTCGCGGATTGCTTGGCGCATTTGCTCGGCAAGCGGAAGCGGCGTATCTCGCATGATGTTGGCTGGCGTATTCATTCGCCGCCAGTCTGCGAGAGTCTCGCCTAGTCGATGGTCAGAGTTGACGGTCGTGCCGTCGAGATCAAAAATAAAAGTGTGAAGCATAGCCAAAAATTCCTATTAAGTTGAGTATGATTAGATTATAGCATCGTTTCTCGTAGGCTTGCAAGCATAATAGTGAGAGCCCGAGAATAGCGGCAATTTTTCCAATCGGTGAGTCAATGAGGAAGGGAGCCGCTCCCATGAGAGCGGTTCCAATCCAAGCCGCGACATTGACCAGCATTAGCTGATCGCCATCAAGAGCGCAGAGAGTGCGCGAGAGTCAGCTTTTGCTAAACCCGCGATTTCCTCGGGGTCAGCGTGTAGCGCTTTCGCAATCGCTGCAACAATGTCAGCTTTGACAACGCGAGGGCCAGCGGTGGATACCGTCTTAGGCTTTGGCGTGTAGTCGAGATCAAGATTCTTGATCTTGGAGATGACAGAACGAACCGAGAGATTGTGCTCGGCAGCGAAAGCCGAGGCGCTCTCATAATCCCAAGATTGAGATTGAAGAGCAGTTACCATCGAAGTTGAGTAGTTAGACATAAGCATTTTTCCTTTTAGTCTTTGAGTGAATGTGAGGTTATTAAACCATAGATTTAGCGAAAAGTACAGCGAAATAACGGAATATATTCTATTCCAGTATTTCATCAATGAGGCTTGCTGAGTAAGCGCAAGCAATCGCGCAAACGATCGGGAAGGCGGCCAAAAGAGGCGCACCCATGAAAGCACAAAGCGTGCCAATTATGAGAGCGATTATCGCCCACGCTTCTAGTATAAATTTGAGAAGAGCAACCATTTTTCCGCCTCCTTATTGGCTAATCGTTAAACGGTGAAAGCGCCCGCCATCTTCCCATGAGATGATGTCGCCGTTGATTAGGTTGACGCGGTGGGCATCCCAAAGCTTCCGCATTGCGTTGCGGACGTTGTGAGCTTCAACAACAAAGCGGCTTGCTTTGCTGGCGTTGGCGTTAACCTTTTGGAAGTGGTTGATTGTGTAGCTAGTCATTTCGATTTATCCTTAATTGATGGGATGATTCTCGCATATGCGGAGGCAGATGGGAAGCCCTTTTCAAATATTTTTTTAGATTAGTTTGTTATATAGAGGGGGCGGTTTATAGACAAAAGTTATAAGCGCGCGCTCGCGCCCACCTTCACGCGCAACTTGGGGTATTTTTGAACCGGAAACGGTGCTAAAATTAACCCAATCTTAACAAAATCTTTATCAAAAAGCAACGCACGTCCTGTATAATATGCACCGAAATCAATGAAGATTTCAAGAAACTCAAAAGGATTCTCAATGAAATATTTACTCGCCCTCGCACTTCTTCTCCCTTTCTCAGCTTTCGCCGACGAAAAAGATTACGTCGCTAAATCAGAAGACGGAGAAGTTTTCTGTGCTCGTGTAGAAGTCGCAACCGTTACTGGCACGCGCAAAGTGAAAAAGTGTCGCACAATCCAAGAGTGGGAAAAGGCAGGGTACACTGTCTCAAAAAAGTCGCAAGACGCAGGAGCGTAAAAGATCCTGCCTGTCGCAGTCTCTCCTGTCCCACAATCTTCGATGATGAACCACGGTACGCCTAAATGGGTGCCGTGTTCCTCTTTCTAATTCTAGTTCCTGGAGGTCTGCTCTACAACGATCATATTACTCGCAAAATTGAAAACTGTTGGAAAAGAGGTGAAAGCTACTGCGAGTATCGAATGAAGCCTCTCAACTCTCCCAAACGCAAAAAATATCTTGAAAGCCTCAACGGTGGTCTCGATCCCATTCTTCAATGCGAAGTGTGGACAAAGTACGACCCCGAATATGCCTCTAGTATATGCCCAAAGACTTGATGTGTCAAGTTTTATTAACCCCTTCCCCAAAAAAATTTCTTGACTTTTTGGTCTTCGCGTCATATACTTGAATCTATGAAACTCGTAAAAATGGCCCCGGAAAATCTCGAAGTTGCCAACGCTTACTTGAGCACCGGCAACGCGATCGCTGTCGCAACTGAGATGGGTGTCCAGCCCGACAAAGTATACGAAATACTTGAAAAATCCGAAGTAAAAGAATATATTAACTCGGTCTACCTCGATCAAGGGTACCGAAACCGCTTTCGGCTCGCCGAACTTCTTGACGAAGTAATTGAAAACAAAATTCAAGAAGCTCGCGACTCCGACCAGTATTCCAGTAAAGACCTTGTAGATATAATTGCTCTCGCACATAAAATCTCCACAGATCATTCTAAAGAAGCAAAAGCGACTACGAATATCAAACAGCAGAATGTGCAGATCAACTCTCCATTTGGTGAAGGAAATTACGGAAAATTAATGGAGAAACTTTTAGGTGGACAGCCAGGATCTGAATGATTTGAAGAGCGCCTTTCTACAGCATGAAGCAGTTTGTGAAGAACGCTGGAGAACGATATTTAACGAACTTCGAGATGGGAAAGAAGAATCAAAAGAGCGTTGGGCTGAGGTGAAAGTTTCAGTTCAATCACTACATCGTCTAGTTTGGGCAGGCGGAGGAGCAGTTATTCTCTTTTTAGCGGGAATGATTGCTGCAGGAAATGTTCTATGATTTTTGAAAAGAGAGGAATGTGGAAATCAAACCACTCAGCAAAGAAGTTTTTCTCAAAAGAAGAAGCAGAAAAGTGGGAAGAAGAGAACGGTCATTCACCTCTTGAAAGCTTGAGAAAAAAGTGTAATGAATGTGGCTGTAACCCGTGTGAGTGTGAAGAAGAATGGAACTCAGTAGAAGAGACATCATCGACGACAGAATCCTGGATGGAGGATCATTCCTAAAGGTACCGATTGAGTCGTACCTTGAGCTGCTCGGAATTACCGCAATTCCATCGCAGATGGCTCTCATCAATGCAATTAATTCTAGCAAGTATCGCTTTATTGTCGCTGCTCTTAGTCGTCGTCAAGGGAAGACGTATATCGGAAATATTATTGCCCAATGCGTCGCCCTCGTTCCAGGATGCCATGTACTTATTGTTAGCCCTAATTATAACCTTAGTAACATATCGTTTGACCTTCAACGCAATCTTATAAAACACTTTGATCTTGAAGTTGCTCGGGATAATGCGAAGGATCGCGTAATTGAACTGACAAATGGCTCAACAATTCGACTCGGTTCTGTAAACCAAATTGACTCAGTAGTAGGACGTTCATATGACTTTGTTCTCTTCGATGAAGCGGCTTTGGCGGATGGAGAAACTGCCTTCAACGTTGCCATCCGACCCACACTCGATAAACCGGGTAGTAAGGCTTTATTTATTAGCACTCCTCGGGGTCGTAACAATTGGTTCAGTCGTTTTTATAATCGCGGCTATACTGATGAATTTGCTGAGTGGGCCAGCATAAAAGCTACTTGGCAGGATAATCCAAGAGCATCAGAAGAAGATATCGCAGAAGCGCGGCGCTCAATGAGCCAAGCCGAATTTGCACAAGAATACGAGGCAGACTTTAACGTATTCGAAGGACAGATCTGGAACTTCAACTATGAAGACTGTGTACAAGACCTGTCCGAAATGGACTTTAGGGGGATGGATATAATATCGGGGCTCGACGTAGGATTTAAAGACCCCACAGCACTGTGCGTAATAGCTTTCGACGGACATAAATACTATCTCATGGAAGAGTATTATGCCGCGGAGCGCACAACGGAGGAACATGCAGGATACCTTGCGGAAATCATCGATCGACGAGAAGTCGACTACTGCTTCATTGATGCGGCAGCAGCACAAACTCGGTTCGACTTTGCTCAACAATATGACATTTCAACCATTAACGCCAAAAAATCTGTTGTTGATGGGATTGGCCACGTGGCTTCCCTTGTTGACAATGATCGGCTTATCGTTGATTCTTCGTGTATAGAAGTTCTTCGATCTCTCGATCAATATCGCTGGGATCCGAATCCAAACTTAATCAAAGAGAAACCTGTGCACGATTCTTCTTCTCATATGGCTGACGCATTACGATACGCTCTCTATAGTTTTGAAGAGAGTGCTCCGACATTTTAAATCCAAGAAAAAAATAATCCTTGACTTTCAACTAACCTCTCAGTATAATTTATAAAAATGGCAGAGCTAAAACGCGACCCGATCAAGTACATCAGAGACAAAGCCAAAGCGAAGTATGAAAAAGGCGATGCTTGTGAGATTTGCGATGCAAAGGTAAAACTCGATTTTCATCATTTCTATACACTGGCTCCATTGTATCATAAGTGGATAGAAGAGAAGAAGAAACTTCGTCCAGAACATTACACAGATGAATACATTACAATCTGGAGAGACGAGTTTATCGAGGATAATTGGCAAGAACTTTATTTTGATACTGTAACTCTTTGCCACGAACATCATTTAAAGCTGCATAGTATTTACGGGCGTAATCCGGGGCTGCATACAGCAAAGAAGCAAATGCGCTGGGTAGAGATTCAACGAGAAAAACATGGCATGGTATAATTTCTGGAAGACAGAAGAAAAGCTCAACCCAGCCCAAGAAGAGATTGTAGTTAGTCTCGAAGGCTCGGGCCCCATTGCCTCTCGAGAACTTATAACTAACTACACAGCGTATTATGAATACTTAGAAGTTGTGAATCGTGGAGTCAATATGATTGTTGACGACACTTCAGAGATTCCAGTTCGAGTAGGTGAGCCGGTTCAAGGCTTGAATTCGGTTGTAAAGGGTGTAAGGCGTTCTCGTGTTGACTTATTACTCAACAAAGAACCAAACCCTTTTCAAGATATTTCCACTTTTAAGCGAAACCTCATTATCGATTATATACTCGATGGAAATATCTTCATCTACTTCGACGGAACACATCTCTACCATCTTCCAGCAAACTATACTGATATTGAGCCTGATAAAAGAACTTACGTTACAAAGTATACATTTCAGACCAGTATCGATTATAGTCCTTCAGAAATCATTCATGTAAAAGAAAACTCTTTTCACAGTATTTATCGAGGAACAAGCAGACTTCGAGCAGCTCAGCGAGTAATGTCACAACTTACTCGCATGAGAGAGTTTCAAGATAACTTCTTTAAAAACGGAGCCGTTCCAGGCCTCGTAATCAAGTCTCCTTCGGTAATTAGTGAAAAGAACAAAGAAAGAATGATTCAGTCTTGGATGACACGCTATCGTCCAGACGGCGGAGGAAGAAGACCACTGATTTTAGATGGTGGCATGGATTTAGACTCAATCTCAAACGTAAACTTTCGAGAACTTGATTTTGAGACTTCAATCGAAGGAGCTGAAAAAGAAATACTAAAAGTATTGGGCGTTCCCCCGATTATGTTAGATTCTGGCAATAATGCAAACATTCGACCGAACCATCGTCTCTATTACTTAGAAACAATTTTACCAATAGTAGAGAAAGTAAACAGAGCTTTAGAAAGGTTTTTCGGTTACAGCCTTACACCAGACGTGAGCAATATTCCGGCACTTCAGCCCGAATTAAGAGATGCCGCAGCCTACTACTCAACGCTTGTAAATACAGGTATTATTACACCAAACGAAGCTCGAGAAGCGCTTAACTACGACGAACAGTTTGGGGCAAGTGAGCTGAGAGTTCCAGCAAATATTGCAGGCTCTGCAGCAAATCCCTCCGCTGGAGGAAGACCTACAGAAGGAGACTCAGATGAGTAAAAAAGAAATTATGGAAACACTTTTAGAGTATTTTACTACTTTAGGAAGAGTTCCTTTGCGTTCAGAATATAAAAGACTTGGTGGAGACGCACCCGTTCATCCAAAACTTTTAAAAAGGTACTTTAATGGTAAAGACTATCATGCAATTTGTAAAACCATTAGTAGAGCTTATCCTGTAGAGTGGGCTGCCATTGGCACAAAGCCCGTTGAACAGGAAAAACCGAAGCCCGTTCTTGAACCGGCTTCAGAAGACGATCTCAGCCCTCTTGAAAAGCTAAGGTCTGTAAAAGGAGAATCAAGTGAATAAAATTTTTCATATTGGCTCCACATTTAAGGCGTTTGAAGACGGAGACGATCTTCATATCACCGGAATGGCCAGTACAAATAGTACTGACCGCGTTGGAGATGTTATTGAGACAGAGGCCTGGACGAAAGGCGGGCTTGACAGCTATCTCAATAATCCTGTAATTCTTTTTAATCACGATTACAATCAGCCGATTGGCCGAGCAGTTTCGCTAGGTACGAATGATAATGGTCTGCAGTTAAAAGCAAAAATTGCGAAATCTGCTGGTCACGTAGGTGAATTAATTAAAGAAGGCGTTCTTGGAGCTTTTTCTGTTGGTTTCCGAGTCAAGGACGCGGAGTATATGACGGAAACCGATGGATACAAGATCAAGGATGCAGAATTACTGGAGGTTTCGGTAGTCACGGTTCCTGCTAACCAGGCTGCAACCTTTTCTCTTGCGAAATCTTTTGACTCAGAGAATGAGTATGAAGAGTTCAAGAAATCTTTCAAATTAAACGATTCCGAAGAGAAACATGTACTGAATGTTCGGGAGACCGAAGATAAAGTAACTGTTGAGTTTGAAAAACATTCCGACGAATCAATGCCAAAAGACTTATCACAAGTCGAAGCACAGGAGAAAACTATGAGCGATATTGATATCGACGCTATCGTAGCCGCTGCTGTCGAAAAGACTGCGGCTGCAATGGCAATGAAAGACGCTGAGCGCAAGGCAGAAGAGCAAGCTAAGATGGAAGCAGAACAAAAAGCTGCTGCCGAAGCTGAAGCTCAGAAAGCTGCTGAAGAACAGCGTATTGCTACCGCCGTAACGAGCGGTGCAGAAAAATTAATGGCTGACGTTGAAGCTAAAATGGCTGAAAAAGATGCTGATTTTGAAAAAATTGTTGGCGAGTTGCAAAACGAGCTGAAGGAAAAAGCTGACGAAATCGAAAAGATGCGTGAAAGCAAGCGTGTGTTTGCTGACCGCGGCGAGAAGTCTGTAGTTTCTGAAGAAGACATGGTAAATGCACATATTCTTGGTGTAGTTACCCAGAAAGGTCTCGACACTAAGATGGGTCGTGATATTCTTGAGAAGCAAAACACTCAGTCAGGTGTTAATGTCCCTGCTGCTGCAAGTATCGCAGCGTATGAGACTACTGTTTCAACTGCAATTGAGCGTGATATTGAGCTTGAGCTTGTTCTTGAGCCCCTTTTCCGTAAGATTCAGATGAGTTCAGCAGCAATGTTGATTCCGACCATGCCTGATGCTGGTTATGCACAGTGGTCAGAAGCTCCTGCTGATGGAGATAATACCGGTACTGGTGTTCCTTTCAGGGGTAACTTGGAAGATCGCGACGCGGCATCTCCTGGTGCAAATACCGGCATTGGTCTGTCCCAGATCACTTTGACTACTGCTCGTTTGATCTCAAAGTCTTACATTGCAAACGAAACTGAAGAAGATGCAATTATGCCAATTCTTCCTTTAATTCGTGAAGCAATGGTACGTTCACATGCTCGTGCAATTGAACACTCACTTCTTTTAGGCGGTTCAACTTTTGCAACGAACGTAGGCGGTCAAAACGGTCTTGTTAAGCTTGCTGTTGACTCAGGTTTAAACTTGGATTCAGGCGCTTCAGCAGGTGCTTACGTTGCTACCGCAGACGCTCTTTTGAACTTGCGTCAAGCAATGGGCAAATACGGCCGTCGTCCTGGTGACGTAGTTTACTTGGTATCTTTGGATGCTTACTACGACCTTCTCGATGACCCCGATTTCCAAACTATCAACGAAGTTGGTGATCAGCGTGCTACTCGTGTAACGGGTGAAATCGCAAACGTATATGGCTCGCCCGTAGTTGTTTGTGACGAGTTTCCTGGCGGGAAGACCGGTGGCGATCCATGGGCTGTAGCTGTTAACTCTCGTAACTTCGTAGTACCTGTATTGCGTGGTGTTACTGTAGAATCAGACTATGATGTTGAAAATCAGCGTCGTGTATTGATTGCTACCCAACGTCGTGGCTTTAAAAACATCTTCGCCGATGGCGCAGGTGGTCAAGTTATTGCACACACTTGGTAAAATACTTAGGATGGGAGCCTTCGGGCTCCCAAGCCTTTCGAGAATTATAGATGGCTGACTTAATTACATTAGATGATTATAAGTTGTTGGAAGGTATCAACTCTACTCAGTTTGATGAGAAGTTTGAGCTGCTGATTACTAATGTAAGTAGGTTAGTTCGAACTTACTGTAATAATGAGTTCGATGCTTATGCAACTTCTCCTGGATATACAGAGCAATTTGATATTCAGTGGGATACTTATGTAGTGCAATTAAGTAAGTCACCTGTGATTAGTATTACAAATGTTTTTGAAAGGTCTTCCCAGTCAGAAGCATACACAGAACTTTTTGGTTCCGGTACTAATGATAAGTATGAATGGTATCTTGATTCAGTTTCTGATTCAGTATTTCGCACTCAAGAAAGTGGAGCATATAGAAACTGGAGACACGGAGTAGGCGCTGTAAAGGTTACATATCTTGCAGGGTATACAAGCACTCCACAAGATTTGCAACTCGCTGTTGCCGATATTGTTACTTACTATCACTTGAATGAACAGAAAGAGAGACAAAGTATTGGTTCTGCTACTCGTGAAGGCGCAGGCTCCTCTGCAATACGAAATGACCCAGGATTTCCTGACCATATTCGCAGAGTTTTAGATATGTATAGGGTTTCATGAGCAGGGCGATTGTAGATGGAATTATTCGGAGTGCTTTGAATAGAAATGTAAAACGCTTTGATCTAATTGCTAGAAGATATTCTGCAAGAAATAGACCTCATTTACATAAAATCACTCTCCAAGATATTGAAGACACTGTAGTAGACAATTTTATAGGATCAATGTCGAAAATTGTAAAAAATACTGGATTTTTATACTCACAAAAGACTGAAGCTATTTTAAAAAGAATTGCCAAAAAAGTTTTTGATAGCTATGTTGCGAAGTACAATAAAGGTTTAAAAAATAAAGAGTTATTAGCCTCTAAAAGAGGGATGACTATAACTATCTATCAAAACACTCTAAATGAGGTTCGATTAAAAGAAGCTTTATTTGGTTTAGCTTTTCCCTTGATTCGAAAAGAGTTTAAAAATCAATTGAAAGGTGAAAAGGCAGATAGGTTTGAGAAGAGTTTTCGAAGAAGAACTCAGTTTCTACATACCGGAGGAGAAACCGCCGGCAGGGAAAGTGTAAGACTTCTTGGAAAAGCAGTTTCTGGAGAAGCGGTAAGAGAATCTGACTCAGGGCCCAAAAGTCTTCGAGCTTCAGGAATTAGTGAGAAGAATATAGAGAAGAATATCGAAGGAGCTTTGAAAAAAGCAGAAGTAAATGTTTCCTTCTCATCTTCAGAGGCTCGTGAAGCCGGAACAAATGTAATTATTAATATGCTTCGTCAGATAGATGCGGAGTGGAAGTCTTCAGAACAGCAATTAAAAAATAAATATAAGAAAGGTATTGTAGTGAAAGGAACCCTCGGCCCTTCTACTAAAAACCGTCCAGGAAGTGAGTCTACTGACTGGGCCAATCTTCGACCTAGAATGGAAGAAGAGATCGCAAAAGCTCTTGGATTGGACGCAGAAGATTTTGCTACTAAAGCGGCAAGTATGACCCCTTTAGAAAAAGTAGCAAGAATATCTACTAGCTTGATTATCGATGAGATAATGAGGGCTGAGAGTAAGAATGTAAAAGTTGTTGCAACGAAGCAGAAAGCAGATAAACCAAAAAGAGATAAATCTTCTGTTTCCGCTATTTTCGGTAAAAAGAAAGTGTCTGGAGGAAGACCACGCACAAAATCTATAAGTAGAGCTGCAGCAACTTCAGGTAGAAAAGGGGCAAAGCCACAAAATCTTCTAAGGTTGCAAGCATTAATGTCTCAGAAGCTTCCAGATACGATTAGAAAGAATATGGGCGCTCCTGGATTAGAAAATCGTAGTGGAAGGTTTGCAAACTCTGTAAGATTGACCGACGTTTCCACTACTCGACAAGGTTACCCGAGTTTCGGATACACCTATCAGAAAGCTCCTTATGAAATATTTGAGGTGGGAAGAGGAAGAGCTCCTTGGGCGAACTCCGATAGAGACCCAAGAAGGTTGATTGAAAGATCGATGCGAGAAATCGCAGCAGAACTAGCTATGGGAAGATTTTTTACTAGGAGACAGTAATGGCAAACAGAACATACACTTCGAGAAGAATGGCCATTGTAACAGCTCTTGCAGAAAAACTAA